TTAAAGTATGCCTCCAGTAGTATTTAAAGATTGCGTCATGATACTGCCTCCATTTTAGCTCCTACCCAATTAGTAGCTGACTCTGCAACAAACTTAAATATGTCATAATTATTATTTCCGTTAGTACTTAACACAGTAGAAGTTAAAACAGTATTAATGGTGTCTGAACCAGAAGCTGAAAGAGTTATAAGATTAGTACCGCCTCCAGCCGGAGTACTACCAGATGTAGATAAATAAACCACTCTACCAATCGAAATAGCAGGTAATGTAATGGGTTGGTTGATTCCGACGGGTTCTATCGCATTTGTTATATGAACATGATAATCAGTGGATAGTATGTCGTAGTTGGTTCCACCGGGGTCAGTCATAACTTGGACAACTGAAGTAATATGGCCTCCGGCAACCGTAAAAGTAGAAGCATCGTATTGTAGACCTGATGTACCAGTTATATTATTAGTATTAGAAAAATAACCAACATAATTAGTAGCGCCTGATTGAACATACTGAGACGTTAAATATCTACCATCTAAATTAGTGGTTAGGTCTGCTAAAGGAGAAGTTCTTCCTATAGTTAAAGTACCATCACCTGTAGTAAAAGCTAAAGAATCAGCATAATAATTAGTATCAGACTGGGCCTCCCATGCCATTCCTCCTTCAACAGCAGTATCTACAGTTAAAACATAATTGTCACTGCCTTGTGTAAGTGCGCCGACGGTTCCCGATGCCGTAGACCTTAAAAGACTACCTGAAGCTAGATATAAAGAACCTCCATCTATACCCATAGTTCTAGAAGTTAAAGAAGTTGTAATTCCATTTGAACCAGTCCATTCAGCAACATTAGTATTAGCTACAGATGTTGTAGTGGAAGCATCAGATATAACCCAAGAATAAGTACCACCTCCACCTCCTACTTTACTTTGTATATTAGCAGAAGCGCCATCACCGGCATTTGTAAAAAATCTATAAACGTTATTTATTAGGCCCATTCTTCTCCGAACTAGAGCGTTCTAGCGTTGGAGGGATTAGGGGCTCCCTCCAAGCCCATTAACCTTTCAATTTACCTAAGCTATTGGTCGTCAGTGTAATTGATGAAGATACATCCAACCTCGGGGCGGATAACCTTCAGGCCATACCTCATCGACATATAAGAACCAACAATCCCGAAACCGGGGTTTGCCTCTTCTACAGTCAAAGGTCGCCTTTCAACATAAACTGCGGGCTTAACACTCAAATCGAAAATACCAAACCGTGTAGACGGTACCCAAGCATTCATCACGACCGTTAGGCCATAGATGTTACCGATAACCCCACCAGTCTGGGTCAAAGAAGCTAAATCTGTATTTAGATTCAGAGCGGGCGTTGGTGCGCCAGCAGCTCCAGACAGTGCTGCGATAGAACCGGGACCCCCGTGAACAGGGTTAGTGTAAAATGCTGTGGTAAAGTCACCTAAGTCAAGTAAAGCTTTGTAGTGTGCGGGTGAAATAAACAAGTGCGTTGCATTATAACCATGCCCTGCAATCCTGTCAATACCCTCAGTAATATCAGATAGTGAAATGTTACCTGCGGTTCCGCCGGCTCCGCTCACATACATACCACGAATCAAGCGCGTAGCAGATTCGTTTCCATACGAATTTAGTCTTGCGCCTGTTGCGTCAATGTCAGCAGAAGTCATTCCCGTACCAAAGAAACCACCATAAATGTTCGTAGAGAACGTAGTAATGGTGCTCTCAGGGGTTGTTTCACTGATAGCTACTGTGTCAAATGTCGTATCTACTGAATCAGCACCGAAGACAACTTTCATAACATGTTCTGTCATGTGCCTGTCTACAGCCCTACGTGATTCATTCAAAGCCATCTCGACTTCGTTGAACCTCGAATCTTCAATCATTCTACGAGTTACACCTACAGCAAGACCCCACTCTTTAACGGTTACCCGCTCAGAGCGTAGCTTAGTGTGCTGGTATTTGGGTGTGTTACCCTCATCTAGCTGTTCCAGCTTCATGCTGGGTCGTCCAAAAGTAATATCAATATTACCGCCTGTTTCCGTGGACATAGGTTCCATAAAGAATTGAAGTGCTGGAAGGTCTGTGACCTTGTAATCCATAATTGCGTCTTTATAATCTATAAGAACGCGCTCTCCTAATCCTCCATCATTGGAACCTGTATTCAGGCTTGTCAATAAACCGGGTGTTTCGTTAACCATAATATCACCTTCAGATTAGCATACACTTAATCATGCTTGATGTGCCTGATGTTTGTGCCTCTAATGCTACTGCTACTACGCTACCTGCCGTGCCACCACTTACCATGACGCCGTCACCAAGGTTATCTACTACCAAGGTTTCGCCCTCTTCTATAGCCGCACCGGAACCTGAAACCGCTAGGTTTAAAATTACACCACGACCTGTGATTATCGAACAGTTTGCGCCAGAATTTGCGTCCACGAAAGCTGCACCGAGACAATATTTCGTCCCTGATGCACAGTGGTCCACTGTTCCGTCGGTATTCATGTCTACAACACGCCCGGCGGTTAGAGCTGAACCAGCTGTGAATGGTAAAATTCGTGCTGGTGCCCCACCGTCGTTTACTAAAACTTCTGTTGCCATGTTTAGTCTCCTCTCAATACTGAACGGTCTAGTTTAATTCGACCGTTATCCCACTTCACTGCAAATTTCCTTTCTTGTTCCTGCATAGGTTCTTCACTTTCAGAGGCTTTACCCTTTCCAAAAGTTCGTTCTACCTCGGCAGGCTCAGGAACAGCAGCAAGTGCTTCGCTGAATCCAGTCAGCTTCATCTCTTCCCATGCAGAAAGCTCTTCAACACGCTCATTGGAAGCATCTTCTTTCAGAGTTCCCATAAGGACCTCTTTAGAGATGATGGTATTTATTACCTCAACCTTGCGCGCTTCAGCTTCCTTTACGGACCTCTCTTCCTCAGCCGTCTTGAAAGCTTCGATTTGTTTCAAAGCCTCCTCATACTGAGTTTCGATTTCCTTCTTGGATGCTGTAGCCTCTTCAAGCTGCGTACGCAAAGATGCAAACTCGCGTTCAACAATCTTTTCCGCATCGGAATTTCCTTTGTCTTCGTCCATATGTTCAACCTCTTTAGTTGTACCATCTGTACATTCACACACACCGTCTTCTCCACAACCGCAGTCGTGAGGTTTATCTTCAGCATGTGAATCGCATTTCTCTCCAATTATACATTCCTTACAGACAGGGTCCATCTTTTCATTATCAATGAAACTGACTTCTGTGGGACTTACATTCATAGCGAAAGTATCTCCCATAACATCAACGTCGTTGGATAACCAATCAATGCTGACGTGCGTAATGTCACCTTCTTTTACTTTTTCTAACACTTCATTGCCGCGTTGCGTACTACCGTTAACAGTAGCCAACATTTTAATCGCGGTCTTTCCATTTTCCATCTCGAACAACTCAGGCTCGTTTGCCATGCCGATTAAATCCTCAGGTGTTCTTTGATGATTCATATATATAGGAAGCTCCTTAAAACTTTCTATATTATTCTTTAGGACCGTAGGTTCTATATAAACCTTTTGTTGTATATCATCTTCCATATACTCATGCGGACCTGATGTTATAGCTATAACTGGAAACTGAATTACAGGAGAAGCTTCATCTCCTGATAGTTCTATACTAACCCCCTCTTCTATAGTTAAAGCAAATCTACGACGTTTGGGTTCATCAGATATGGTTCTACCAAACGCTCTTTCTACGCCATTCTCGTCAGCCCACATGTTACACATGCCAGCAGCTATCTCTTTGTGGTCTTCAAAACCACGTTCTTTTAGCGTAGTACCTAATGTCGCTATACACTTGTTATAACTCATACTCTTTTCCCCGTTGCATTTGCTGAGGGTTTATTTCCTCTATTTTGAGCTCTTGAGCCCTCTTCCTTTTTATCTTGATTCTTACCACCAGAGACGTTAACATTCTTAGAAGATGAGCCCCCTTCTCCTTGAGGTGCTCCTTCTCGTTTAATAACTGCTTCCTTAAGCATATCTAATTCAACGACCCCTTCTGGGT